GCACAACGACGATTTAGGAAATAATACTAATGGCATTCTCAAATACTTATAATACGACTAATACGGGATCTGCTGTTTCCAATCGTGAGCAACTCTTGGATGTTTTGACCATTCTTGCTCCCGAAGAAACGCCGATTCTTTCTATGGCTCCAAAGAGCAAGGCTACTTCTACTTTTGTTGAGTGGACTGTTGATAGTCTTGCTACTCCAACAACTACTGGTATACGCGAAGGTGCTGATGTAACTTCTTTTACGGATAAATTTTCTGGCCGCGCGCGGCTTGGAAACTACATCCAGAAGTTCCGCCGTGACTTCCAGGTATCCGATCTGCAACAGGCCGTTGATTCGGTTGGTCCTGCAAAAATTGCTGAAGCAGAAGCTAAGAGTGTGCGTGAAATCAAACGCGACATTGAAGCGACTATCTGTTCCAACAATGATATGACCAAGGAAAACGGGACTGATACAGCTTACGCTATGCGTGGATTGGGTGACTGGATTGATTCCGCTGATCCTGGTGGATTGTCGCCAGTCCCTGCTTCATACCGCACCCCTGCCGCTTCGATTCATGCTACTGGTGATTTTACGGAAAGCGACCTTAACGACATTATCACCAGCATTTATCGTGTAAGTGGTAACACGCAAAACTTAACGTTGGTTGCTGACACGGAACTTCGCAGAACCATTAGCAATTTTGCGCGCGCTGAAGGAACAACCAGTGCCTTGGTTTACAATGTCAACCAAGATGCGGAAGCAAAAAAAATCACCTTGTCTGTTTCATTGTATGATTCAGATCATGGCATGATTTCTATTGTCAACATGAATCCTGACTGTGCGCCTGACACTACCCTGAAAGACACGGGATATTTCATTAACCCGTCGATGCTTGGTGTTGCTGAGCTTATCCCTCTGGGTTCCACGATGTTGGAAAACCAAGGTGGTGGTGAGCGTGGCTATGTTGATGCCGCCCTTACCTTGCTTGTTAAGCACCCTGGTGCTTTCGGCAAAGTTACTGCCGTTAAAGCATAATCTTATTTAGGGTGATGTCCCGGTCCTATTCCGGGGCATCCCCTTATTTCAATTTATGCCCTATATTGAAATAGCTAAACCCAAGTGGAGTGATGATGCGGCGAATCGTGCATTTGAGCGTGAGATTCGCAGCGGTATCCAGTTGAAGGAAGCTATGGAGGAAAAGCGTGTTGCTGCCGCGGCACAAGAAGCAAAGCAATACAAAAGAGGCAAGACTACCCCGTTAGGGAAACACGTTGCCGAGATTCCCGCTTGGGAATTTTTTAACTTGGTTCGGAAATATGGGCACGACCAAGTACATAGCCGAGAGTTTATGAAGTATTTCCAGAAAAAGTTTCCGCACCTTTCAACATCCAGAATTTAACATATGGCTAACTATCCTACGGAAAAGTATTCCAACCTTGAAAAAAGGTTTTTGTCTATTGCGGGTTTGCAATCATTGGAAACTACGGATTCCGCATTTTTTCGTCAATCTATTAACCGTAGGATTCGGGCAGCTTATGAACGGTATCCTTGGCCTGACTTTACAGTTATTGGAGAAGCTGTAACACTTAATCAAACAGGTAGTCCTGATGATGATAACATTATTAGGACTCATGGTGTATATGTTACTGGAAGCGGTACAACATTAGCTTGTTTAAATGATGATGCCGATGTTGTTTTCCGTGTACATAAGCAGAATCCTACTGTTACTCGTTATCCCGATGAGTACACGTTTGTTTCCATGTTAGATTACCGTGTTGGGTCTGCTGGGTATCCATGCATTGAAATTGTAAATGCTGGGGATGAATTGGGTACTGGAAGCCCGGCAACTGTTTATGTTACTTACCGCAAAGCATTGAGTACCATTATCAAGGAACCATCTCTGTCAGGAAGTGCTCCAAACATTGCATTAACTTATGCTAATAGCAGTGGATTTTTTGGTGATCCGACAACCAATGAGGATGACAATGAAAACATACCTTATGTCTTTTTTGAATATGCTGCATTTGGGGCTTATGCTGATTTCCTACGGGGTGATGGGCAAACCGAAAAAGCCCAAGTTGAAGAACAAAATGCGGAAATGATTTTGCGGGCAGAGATTGACAAGGTGCGTAACCAGAGCCGTCAATTTCGCCACGATATTCTGCAATATCGTCCAAGTACGCAGTTCCGCCGCCACAATGTACAGGCTGGTGGACAATCTATTGCTCAAGTTGAACTCGATAACAACGTACAATAATGGCACTTTACCCAACAGAAACTTACGAAAATCTTGAAGAACGCTTTAAGTCTCTTGCTGGGTTGCAAGCGTTAGAGACTACGGATGCCGCGTTTTTGAGACAGAGCATTAACCGGCGTATTCGTACTGCTTATGAGCGTTATGCTTGGCCAGAGTTTACGGTAGTCGGTGAAACAGTAAACGTACCTACTGCTGCTGGTAACATTATTCGCATATCTGGCGTTAGTAATCCAGCTAATTCCAAGTTAGCTAATAATGCCAATGTTGTGTTTCGGATTCATAAGGATCGTCCTACTCGTACCAAGTATCCTGGGGAATACACGTTTGTGTCTTTGCTTGATAGTTCTGGTTATCCAGCGGTTAAAATCATTAAAACCGGGGCAGCATTAAATACAAATGTTTACGTTACCTACCGTAAGGATTTAATTGATGTTATTGCTGATGGTGGTACATACAGCAGCAAATTTTTCGGGGATGAAAGCGGAGACAATCCAAACATTCCTTACACGTTTTTTGAGTATGCGGCGTTTGGTGCGTATGCTGACTTTTTGCGTGGCGATGGACAGACGCAAAAGGCGCAGATTGAGGATCAGAATGCTGAGTTTATTCTGCGTAACGAGATTGATAAAGTGCAAAATCAGAGTCGTCAGTTTAGACATGACGTATTGCAGTATCGTCCAAGCACACAATTTAGGCGGCACAACGTACAAGCTGGAGGTAGTCCGTTAAATCCTAGCCAACAAATGTTTGGCAATAACGTCCAGTAAGTTAAACAATAATGCCACAAAATGTTACATACACTGATGCTTCACGAAAGTTCCAGGCACTTGCTGGCTTGGAAACCTTAACGGCTTCTGATAATTTCTTTTTGGTAAACTCATTTAACCGGGCAGCATTAAATGCGTACCATGAATCTAATTTGTGGCCAAGATTTTTAAGAGTAGGTGAAGAGCGGAGTCTTTCCTCGGAACCTATTTCCAATGTAACATATACTTATCCTACCGAGATACAACTGTCTGATTATCCAATTGTTACCGGGCAAAGCAAGGTGATGTATTCTGGTTCGGCTAGCAATATTCTTAACGGGGTTTACACGCTGGGCAATAACATCAACTCTATGCCAGCTTGGTATATTGGATCGAATGAATATAATTCAAGCAATTTAGTAATCGCCCTTGGAGCAGATACTGAATGGTATGGCCTTTATACAAGGAATGTGTTGGGACTATCTGCTAATCCGCTTTTCTTTTTCAATAAAGATAATGACAACATAATTCTTCCCGGTATTTTCTTTTCTCAGACTAGTGTTACCGTTCTTGATCAACTAACTGGCACAACCGAATCATACAGTCCAGTTAATAACTTATCTCAGTATTTTGATTTCTCTTACGACGGGGGTTCTTCTAGCGAGTCAATTGTTCTCGCCAGTAATGTCGTTCCATACACTGAGTTGAACAAGGACGAGATCGGCGAGTTTATACGCATTCACAAGGAGCGTCCATACGGAGTTAGTAGCGCGAAAGAATATGAGTTTTATGTGGATTCTAATGGTGCAAACATTGTAGACATATCGAGTGGCACAACTAGTGCATTCATTACTTACAAAAAATCATACAATCCTTCATTTACTGAAGAAAGCACGGATATTCCACAGGAGTTTTTAGACTATATGTTATACTGTGCATTGTCAGACTTTTATACTGGCGATGGGCAGACAGAAAATGCTGCGATTGCCATGAACCGGGCAACAATGTCATTGGATAGTGAACTGTTTAGATTAGAACAAAAAAACAATATGAATATCATGGGAATTAGATTTTCCACACATCTTAACCATCAACACCGATAAAAATGGCAAACGCACGAATTGTTAATACGCCAGCGCAGGCTTTAGCGCAACCTGGGACAACCCACAAGCAGGTAACGGTTAGCAACACCGCTAACACGATCCAGGCGTTGGGCAGCTTTACCTTGAATGCTAGTGCTACCCATGTATTGGTACAAGTTACTGGTGCTTCCATTCGGGTAACGTTTGACGGGGCAACTGATCCAACAAGTACAAAAGGATTTGATTATCCGTTGGGAACGATGGCATATTGGCCACGAGACTTGTTTCTGAGTGCTAAGTGCATCCGTGAGGGTAGTACCGATGCCGTGCTTGAAGTACAAGAATTGAACTACCGCTAAGGATGTCTGATTTTAACAGGAGTTGTTTGAACGAACCGAACGTGTTTGAGACTAACTTGCACACGGTAAATGTGTTTGACTCCTGTTTGTACGATACACGAGCGCAGGGACTAGCAACATACAACCCAAGCCCAGGTGGAATGGGAGGGCCGAGCTACGACACGGATGCTGCTGCGTACTTTAGCGCAGTTGAGACTGCTGGCGGTTCGTTTGACTTGACTGCGATTGACGGAACTTACACCGAAAGCTACGTCAAGACGGCACATAGTGACTTCTAT